AGGATCATTGAAACGTATGATGACTGGCAAGTACACAGTCCTAATATGGATTTTAAAGTACCTGCTCTTGTGGCATTACGAAAATACTACCCTGTGCAAAAACAAATAAGATTCACTCGTTATAATTTATTTTTACGTGATATGTATCAGTGTCAATATTGTGCTGATACTTTTCCTACTATTGAATTAACTGTTGACCATGTACTTCCACTAAGCAAAGGTGGAAAAACAAATTGGCAAAATTGTGTTAGTGCTTGTAAAAAATGTAATACAAAAAAAGGTAATACTGTTGGGCAAATGATTCCTATCAGAAAAACGTTTACACCGGATTACTTTAACTTATCTAGTATTAGACGCAAGAGACCATTTACTGTACGACACAGTAGTTGGTTAGAATATATTGGAAACGTAGATGACTTTAAGTTTAGTAAGGATTCTCACCAGTAAGATGTGTTTGTGCAAACCATAATTTAAACCATTCAGGTGTTCCTGGTTTAATATTTTTCTTCTTCATATGTTTAGATTTTTTATCTCCCACATAAGAGAGATTCTCACTATAAGGGGTCAAACCTTTATACGATTCAACCCCTGCTAGTTTTTTTAAATTTTTTAACTCTTCTTCAAAAGTCATTTTACTTCGACATAAGTGCCTGTAGTTGGTCTGCCAATTTTGCTGCCAGTGGGTTATCCCCCGGACCCTCTTTTCTAGTGTGGGCTTTTGGCCCGTTTAGTCCTCCGGACAATTTGTTTAATTGCATATCCGCATCCATGTAATCTTCGTCTGGTGAGTTAGAATACTCGTCCAGTGCTTTTGTTGCCTGTGTATCTGCCTGTAAGCCCGCTAAGGACATAAGTGATGCTAAGTCATCGACTGCAACTTCTACTGTTTCTTGTACGTCTGCTTCTTCAACAGTTTCTGCTTCTTCTACAGATTCACCAATGCCGTACATAAACAACTTGCTGTATACTTCTGGATGATCTTGTTTGATTGCATATTTAATGTCTTGCATAAATTTTTCTCTCATTGCGGTATCACCTGAAGAAGCCATAGCGACAATATCATCACCATCAGCATTAGCATTTTTCATAAGATTTTCTAATGCTTCGATTGAATCCTCAATATCATCAATCATAATATATGAATAATCATACGGGTCACCTTGCATTAATTCTCTTTCTACTTCTTCGTCACTCATGCCTTTTGCTTTGAGTTCTGCTTTAGCCTCAGCCTCTCCATCATAGTACTCTTTTTGATCTGCTTTATAAGACATTAAAAGTTTTTTTAAGGCAGGTGCAACCATATCAAGTGTTACACTATCTCTATCAATATTTGATAATTCTTCTTCACGACCAGTGTTAGTAACTTCTTCAGATGCTTCATCAACAACTTCTTCTGTTGCTACTTCATCAGATTCAAAACTAGCATTCATCTCATGGTGTCTACGATAGTCATCTACAAACTCTTTTATTTGATCTGCATCTAAGAAACGTACTATTTCTTGGAATATAGGATGATCTGGATCGCAACCTACTTCATCACATAAGTCCATAATAGGATCAGCGGCAGTACCTACTGCTTCTGTTTCAACGCTTTCATTTGATTCATTTGCTTCTTTAGAATCGTCCCAAAATTTGCCGGCTTCTTCAGCACTACCAAATGTTTTTGAATGCATGTCAATAAAATCTTTTCTGCTATTATCTTGTGCTTCAATATCTAAATCAGACATTCTACTTTCAGATACATCTTTTTCCATGCCTGAATATTTTAATAAGGTTTCTAAATCCATGTTACTTTCCTGCTTTTTCTTTTTTGGCTATTTCTACTTCCGGAGTACCACGCTCTAATTCTTTAAGCATGTTCTCGTTATATTTGTCACCAAATGTTGGGTCATCTTTACTATCTTCATAGTCGCTATCAAGTAAAGGCTCATATTCTTTTTCTTTGGCATTAGCCGCTTCTTCACGTGCAATTTCTTCCGGGTGCTCAGCGTTAATAACAACTAAGTGCGACCCTGAAAGTCCAGCATATTCGGCTAACTCATTTCTTAATATTGCAGAAGTACAAGGATAATTTACAGTAACGTCAATCATGCTAACTTCTGAATTCTTTAATGTTTGGAAATCCATTGGATGTTCCTGAATAGGAGTTGTTTTTGGCTTACTCATGTCAGTTACACTGTACTTTCCGAGCACCATTTCAATTCTATCAATGTGCTGATCTTCAAGAGTGCCGGCATATTTTATACGGAATTTGTATTCTTTTTTACTTTCCGTTAAGTATTGTTGAAATGTTTTCATTTTATCCAGACCTCTATGTAATATAAGTTATTTATCGTTTTTCATTAGTTTTTCTAATAAAGCATTTCTATCTAAAACCACTGCATCACCGTCGGATTCGCTGGTTCCGTCATGTCTTGCTTGTACTTGATCAATTCTTGCTTTCTTTAATTGCAAATCAATCATTTTTAATTTTCTATCAATTTTTGCACCTTTGGCATTTAACGCAGTATCAAGCATTCTGGCTGCAGTACTAAAAATATCGCCGGCATATCTTGCTTCTACGTTCATACCTAAATCCATTAGGTCTTTAAATGTATCTTTGGCAGTATCTGCAATATCGTCCATTTCGCCATCACTTGCTTCAAGGTTTTCTACCATTGGCAGAGCGGCGTCAATTTTGTCTGCTTTGCTCATTGCATTTTGATAAGTTTCAGCGTCAGGCACAGGAATAACGTCCTGTTGTTCTGTGACTTTTTCTTCTTCTACTTTATCAGCAGGTGCTAAATTTAATAAATCTTCTAATTTTTTTGTCATACAATTACTTACCTTGCTTTACCTTTGTGGAAAATATCTTCTTCAGTAACAACTCTAAACTTAATACGTTGTTGTTTACACCATCTACTAGCGGCTTCCCATTTTGCCATATTAACAATAACTCGGGCTTGTGCCATTTGACTTTTACCTGCACTTTCCATTGTTGTTTCTTTTTTTGGCTTTACTTCAATGAGTTCTGCACTTTGTCTACCGTTTTTGTCTGAATATACAACTAAAAAGTCTGGAAGATATATTGATGCTTTTCCTGTAAGTGGATTTTTATACGGTATTTTTACACTTTCGCTTGACCATTGTGTTATGCCTGGATGATTATCACAAAATTGCATAAATGCCCATTCCCAACTACTACGATAAGTAGGTTCTTTTAATCCAACATACTTTTCTGGAGACTTTAAAGTAAATTTACCTTGTGCAAATTTTGCCATCGGGCTAACTTAATATGTTACGAGCAACTAAATTGTTTGGAGATTGACTCTTGTTAAATCCTAGCATACTTGTATCGTTGCGTGTTTGGTTGAGTAAACTAATAATACTTTGTTGTATATCGTTTAATCCGTATTCTCTTAATTCATCAACAATTATCATTGGAGAATTACCTGTGTTAGTAGCAATGCTAATTACTGTGTCTGTTAAACTATTTGCAATCTCATTGTTTCCTTCAGTTTTATCTAAAAAGAAACCTAGCACTGCATCATACTCACCCGAAGTAACTGTAACGTTCTCGTTGGTATTATACGAGTTAAACACATCTGTTTCTGTTACTGTTGTTGTATTTGCTGGTAAATTAGCCATTTATACCTCTTATGTTGCTACTGCTGTTGGTAAGCCTTTAGTTACTTTTGTAACTCCTTTAGGACTTGCACCAAGATTTTTGCCAAATGCTTTTCCTAGTTCACCTTTAAACGATCCTGGTCCACTACCACTCATAAAATCTTGTGCTTTTCCTAAGTCATTTTGAAAGTTTGTTTGAAAGTCTGGATTGTCAACAAATCCACTTAAATTACCAAAGGACTTAGGTAAAGATCCTGTTACTTTTCCAACTAAACTAAATGCCTGCGAGGACATATCTTCTAAAGACTGTAAATTAAACTTTCCAAGTGCGTTTGCTAATGGTTGCTTTAAGTTAGCACCTACTTTAACACCGTTACTTGCTATCTTGTTCTGTGATGGTGGAATAAAGTTACCTGCAACTGTTCCAACTTTAGGTACGTTAGGTAAAGGATTGGCTCCGCCTGTTGATCCTGAACCGCTACTTGGAAACTTAAAATCACCTATTGGATTATTTCCTCTAAGTGCGTTTGTTGCCATACCTGTTAATTCTGATTTTAGCATACTTTTAAGATTAGCACCTTTAAGATTTTGAGCTCCTCTTAAACCAGTAACAACTGCTCCTGCTATATTTCCGCCTGATAAATCACTTCCTATACTACCTACCGCATCAACAACTCCACCAGGACCAAATACACTAGTAGTACCGCCTCCTTGTGGTGTTAATGGACTAGAAGCCTTATCATAATGCATTTCACCAAAACCTGCTGGGCCATCGCCTGCTACAAGTCCTGACTTGTATTTAACAGTTTCAAACTTTACAGTCATTGAATTTTCCATTAATCCTTGACTGTCTGCATAATCGTGCCTATCGTGTTCAAAACTTTGAATTATAGGATTAACTAACCAATATTCTGTGTACTTCTTTTGGTAGATACTATAAATTTTTATGTGACTAAAAAACTGTCCACTGTTACGATCTAGTCCCCAGTTTCTTGCTGAGTTTGGCATCTTTGTGTATGTGTCTTTTAGAGAATAAGTTCCGCCACTTTCATAGTTTGGATCGTTATTGTAAAAGGCATAATACGCATACCACATATTACGAATAATATCACTGTTATCATCGTGAAATGTTAAACGTACAGGGTCATAGTTTATTTTATTATATGTATAACGCTTTCTGTTATACTGATTGTGTTCTGCTAACTCATAGGAGTATTTGGGCAAGTCTACGTTTTTTACGAGAAAACTTGCCTCTAATTGCTCACTTCCTGAAAAGGAAAATCCTAGTCCTGGGTTAATTCCAAAAGTACAATGGAATAAAAATCTATGCTTTGGAGCAAGACGGTAATTACCGTCAACAAAGGTTTTGGATGCATGTCGAAAATCTCGAACATTATCCCCAGTTGAAAGAGCGGTTAGAAAAGAGTTTAATACACTCATTACAAAATCCTGACTCTATTAACCAGTAACAACCTCACCAATTGTTCTTGCCACTGTAGCACCAACGCCAGCACCAATTGGTGTCTGTACTGCATTATCAAATCTAATTGTTAAGGCAATAGTTGCGGCTTCACTGCTTGAATAGTTTAAATCACCGTAGTTTACGTTTGAAATAAAGCAACCGTATAATTCCCAAGTCTCAAGTACGTTTGGTGCACTTGCTCCATTACCACCGTCTAATACTTCACAACGTGTGATAAACTTGAAATCAATACCAGATGCTGCACTTGACTGTTCCATCATATCAAACTGCTTTTGTGTTTGCTCACCAACTAGTTTTGCAACTTGACCTGATGCATCATCACGTAAGTTAACTGTTGTTGGATCCCAAGTGTGTTTACCTTGGATGTACACTTTACTGTTGTAGATATCAATCGGAACATCTTCAAATGTTACGGCTGGACGAGTAAAATCAATTACTTGTTTTGTTAATTCGCTACGTGGAGTTGAAACACCAAAGTTTTCAAAACTTACACGGAAGCGATACTTTAATTTTGGCATTAACAGGCCTTGAGCTGATGCGGACTGATCCGATGCTAAAGGTACTGTAAACTTGCTTAATGAACTTACTGACATATTTTTTGCTCCTGCTTATTAGTATTTAGTCACTTTTTTTACTGCTAATTCATACATCACAGACTCTTAAATAGAGCCTGTGTTTTGTATACGAACTGGAATATAAATGTATTCAACTGCCTTAACAGGTTCAACTGCAATATCAATATACAATTCGTTACGATCAATTCTATCGTTTGTGTTGTTTGATTCATCACAAACTACTAGGTAATCGTATAAGCCTCTTTTTGCAACTAAGTCATTCATTAACTGTTCAACTACTTGTTTAACTTCATCTCTTGTTAACTTGTCGTTTGGTTCGAAAACAAACGGCTTAGTAATAACTGCTAGTCTTTCACGTACATATGCAACTAAACGTGCAACGTTAATACGATCTAATGCACTTGCAGTTGCTGTGCGTGTTTTGTTACCGTAGTTAAGTATTCCGTTACCCGGGAAGAATGATACTGGGTTAATACTGTTATCATACAATGTATCACGTAAACTTTCACGTACACCTGTTGCAACAAACTCACCTGTTACTGTATCTAAATATCCAAGTCCAGTAGCATTATCTACTACACCACGTCTTGTACCTGCTGGTGCAAACCATGGAAAACTTGCTTCATCGGAACGTATTAGTGTTCTTAAAATCATATGACTTGCTGGAACCATAATACTGTTTCCATCTAAGTCAGTTGAAATACCATGTGGATAAAACACACCCATATATGTATCTGCACTAACTAATCCGTCATCACCGTTATCTGATGCTAAGTTACTGTTTAACGCCCAGTTCTGGATATCAGTACTGTTTGCCGCTAATCTAAATGGTGTATCACCAATTATAAAGCCTGTGTTACGTCTATCATTGTTTAATGCAATCATGTTAGCCATTAGCTCTGGATAACCTGGTGCTGCCATTACGTTAAAGTTTCTTTGATCTTCACGTAACTCACCACTTGTATCAATTACTGATTTCATTTTTTCTACAATAACTTGACGTACTGCGTTTCTACCCATATAAGGTGAACCATCAGTTTTGTTACCTGCAATACTTACCCATGCATCTGTTTCTGCTGGTAATACTTTACCTGGAAAATCATCTGCGTTAAAGTAATCTCTTCTAAACTCTTTAACATTGTAACTACTACGTCTTGTGTTAAACAATAGTGTACCACGTGGATAAAGTGCATTACTCGGTGCGTCTAAATCAACATCGTTATCTGTTAATAAACTTGCAATACTAGTAACTGTTCCTGTAACAACGTCTGTTGTTGTATCGCCCATATAACGTGCATCAGCAAATAAAATACCATCACTACTTGTTTGATCGCCTTTATCAATTGCTACCCATTTGTTTTCACCATCAACTAGTTGATAACGTTTAATAAACGGATAGTTTTCTAAATCGCTTGTGTCAATCCATAAATCACCAACTACTAATGCTGACTTGTCGCTTTGCTCTGTTGGAGCACTTGCACTTACAAACGGACCTTCTGGATTAGTTTGACTTAAATCAAATCCTCTAGCATCT